ATGCCCTGGTATAAAACGGGAACGGTCGCTGTCATCCTAAATTCTAACGCCGTTATTGGCACGGGAACCGCTTTCATCGCGAACAGCCGGGTCGGTGATGCATTCCGCGGCCCGGACGGCCGCTGGTATGAGGTCACCAACGTTGCAAGCAATACAGCTATTTCGATCGATCCGCCGTACCTCGGCGCAACGGCGGCCAGTGGAGGCTATGCGCTGGCGCCAATGCAGGGATATGTCAAGGATTCAGCCGACGCGCTGCGGGCAATCGTTACTACCTACGGCGTTCAACTTGCGGCGCTGAAAACCACGGGCAACTACGACATCCTGCCCGTGAGTAAGGGCGGTACCGGCGGAACGGATCAGTCTACCGCTCGGTCCGGGCTGGGGCTTGGCAGTGCCGCCACGGCAACTGTCACCACGGCAAGCGCTGACACCACTGCAGGCCGACTGCTTAAGGTCGGGGACTTTGGCATAGGTGCACAAGGGCCGATAACCACCCCAAACGCCGCCTTTGTCCCTGGATTCTATTCATTCAGTCCTGGCGCAGCTGGAGCGCCAAGTCAATTAGCCGGTTCAGGTGGGTCGCTGATCGTAAATACTCTCGGCGGAAACTACGTTCAGCAGATCTGCATGTCTGTGCCGGGGTCGACGTCTAATCCTTTTATAGCTATCAGGCATTTTGACGGGACAGGGAATCCCGGCCCTTGGCGCACGATGATGCACACAGCGAATATTGTAGGCGCCGTGTCCCAGTCGGGGGGCGTCCCTACAGGTGCGGTAGTTGAGTATGGAACGAATACTAACGGTTCGTTTATAAAGTGGGCTGACGGCACGATGGTGTGCATACGAACTATTGTTTGTACAGCTGCTAGCTTAGGGGTTGTAGCTGCCCCCATATGTGGCACTGGTCCTTTTTTTGGAATAGTCGCCGTCCCGTTCGCATCAGTACCTACATACTTCCATCAAGTAGAATATTGCTCTGGACAAATTGTATGGATTGGGCATGGAGCTAGTGCTGGCACAGCCACTCAGGGCGGGAACTTCTGGTTGTTCGGGTACTTGTCGACAGGAATAACAGCTAACGTTTCGCAAATTGCATGGGGGAGGTGGTATTGATGAGGATTATTCTTTCGCCGCAGAGACGAGATGACACACTTATTATCGTCAAGAACGGAGACTTACTCACAGTCAACGGAGAAAGTTTCGATTTTTTCAGCATGGGAGATGGCGATACTTTGCCGGCTTCGGCCATCAACTGCCAGTGGTTCGTCGACAAGGTCGATCGTATCAATGGGCAGTTGGTACTAACCGTGCTTTTTCCTAATCCGTTGAACTACAGCCCCGAGCAGGCGTTCCCAAATGACCTCATCAACGTGCCCGATGGGCGCGTTGAACTGCCGAAGCCACTTGCCAATGAAAGCGGTGGGTATCCAGAACCCGCGCCTCTGCCAGGTACAATCACCCCGGGCACTATCGACTGGTCCCAACTCGTTACAAAAGCCATGAAGGATGTGTCTGCCGCTGCAGCACAGCTGGCAGCCGCGAAGCAGGACTTGTCCGCCAGGAGTAGCAAGGCCAGCACGCAGATCATCCGCATCCAGGACCGTATCGACACAATCGGTTTCGGCATCGATATCGGCGAAGCCACTGAGGAAGACGAGGCTGAACAGGCCGCGTTGTTGCTGAAGCTGAAAGCCTGGAAGACCTACAAGTTCGCCCTCGGCAAGGTCACGGTGCAGCCGACGTGGTACCAGGCGCCGGTGTGGCCCGTAGAGCCGCCCATCCCTGAAATCATCGCCGCGCCGATGCTGGTCACCGCCGAAACCATCTGATCCGCACCGAACACCGCAACCCGCCATCGAGCGGGATTTTTTTTGCCTGGAGAAAAGTTATGCCGATCACAGCGCAGCAACTGCTGCAGATCCTCCCGAACGCCGGCGCCAAAGCCGGCGTTTTTGCGCCTGCGATCAACACAGCGATGGGTGGGTACCAGATTCTTGGCAGCCTGCGCGTGGCCGCCTTCATTGCCCAGATCGGCCATGAGTCAGGCCAGTTTCGGTACGTGCGGGAAATATGGGGGCCGACGGCTGCCCAGCGCGGGTACGAAGGACGCGAAGACCTGGGTAACACGATGCCGGGCGATGGCCGTAAGTATTGCGGGCGCGGCCTGATCCAGATCACCGGGCGCGCGAACTATGCCAAATGCGGCGAAGCGCTCGGTCTCGACCTGATCAATCATCCCGAACTGCTGGAGCTTCCTCAGCATGCGGCGATGTCGGCGGCGTGGTTTTGGAAGCAGAAGGGGCTGAACGACTTGGCCGATCGTTATCAGTTTATCACCATCACCCGCCGCATCAACGGTGGTTTGAATGGTCTGGATGACAGGATTGAACTTTGGAAAAAGGCACAGGCGGTGCTGGCATGACGGCCGGAACGCTGAGGCTGATGATCGCCGGCATTGCCGTGGCGCTGATCCTGGCCATGGGCGTGACATGGAAAATTCAGAACTGGCGCTACGGTGAGAAGCTGGCGGTACAGGCCGGTCTCCACCAATCCGACCTGGACAAGATCAGCAGCGTAGCCGCGGCCCAGGTCCAGGCAGAGCAGGCCAAGCGCCTGGCGCTCGAGCAGCGGCTCTCGACTAGCGAACAAACCCATCACCAGGTACTGACCAATGCTGAAAAAGACCAAAATCGCCTGCGCGATCGCCTCGCTACTTCTGATCTCCGGCTGTCAGTCCTCCTTGCCGAGGATCCAACCAGTTGCGACGCAGTGCCTGCCGCCACCGGCGCCGGCGGCGTGGTTCATGGAAGAGCAAGAGCCCAACTTGACCCAGCGCATGCTCAACGAATTATCGGCATCACCGACGACGGCGACCGGGGGCTGATCGCGCTGGCGGCGTGCCAGGCGTACGTGAAAGAAGTCGTTCTTAAGCGCGAGTAGCACAATTCTTCAAGGCGGTTGCCGCGAAAGCTCTTACGCTCTGCGCTTCTTCGTGCGTGATAATGCCGCACAATACGTAGCCGTTCAGCGATTTGATAAGTTGATCGTGTATCTGCTCGGCCCGCCAATGCCCCAGCAAAATCCTACGTATCTCGGCGTCAAAGTGCTGCATTACCTTTGAGCGGAGCTGCTTTTGACTGCTCATGATGATCCTTTATGAATACCCACCATGAACCGAAACACAGATGCGCACACGCCTATTAGACGGGTGGCGGCATCACCACGTCGGCCATCGAGCTGATCAAGCTGCCGGCATGCCAGGCGTATGCCAGGGGGCTGAGTCATCGGTAGGGCCGGGGAGCCGCGCTATCATTGGCCATCTGTCATGTATCCAGGCGTACTCAGGAGGAGGGAAGGTGGTGACGACATACACGCGACGATTTTCGCCGTCGCCCAGCACCAGGCATTCCAGCCCGCAGCCTTCGTTCATATCGAACCAGTGTGAGACGCGATCTCCATCCTTCTCCATGTAGCGCTGCACAAGCCCCAGGGCTCGTCGCGGCTGGTACTTCTCCCATCCGCCTCGCTCTACCGTCTCCAGCTTCGCCCATCCACCTGATGGGCCGGTGCCTTTTTCTTCACGGCGCCGACCCCATCGCACCCACCCGAGGTCGGTCCCGTCAGCAAGCAGCACGGGAATCGCTGCCTTGGGGTTCGGGAAATACACTTTGACCCGCTCGTAGGCCCTATTTTTATCCGCTGCCTCAACTCCGCCGCACATGTTCGTCCCCAAGGTCATTTGGCTTCTTTGGTTGACCTTGGCCTTCCTGGGGAAGTTTGCCCGAGGACCTAGGCTTTCCGACGAACCCCAATCCGCTGCATGGCGTGCAGTCCTCTCGTTTGCCGAACCGGTCCAAACACGTCGGGCACCGGATGAACTTCGCCAGCTCCAGAAAGGGTCTGATCCTCCTCACGATTTCAAGGTCCCGGTTTTCCGTCGCGACTTGGACGACATCGACCATCCAGCGGTATACGTCTGGATCTTCGATCGCTGGGTACACCTTGTTCAACACCATCCGTTTGGTCTCGATCAGGTCGAACTGGCTCCCATCTTCCATAGTCAATGTCAGCCCTTCGATTCGGCCGACATCACGAGCGGAGCTGTACTGGAGCTTCAGCCCCGTCTTGTCTCGGTGAATTGTTCCGTCATATGGCTTTAGCCGATTGTCACGATTCCCGTCCAAGCTCAGGACCGAATGAAAGATCGTCCCTATCCTAGGACCTCCATCACATGGAATGACGTCGTACTGGTACGAGCTCCGATAGATAATCGGGTTGGATTGCAGTTCCTCCACGGCGTGCCAATAGGCGGCGTTTGCCATTTCATCCATGTCGTATTGCTCTATTCGATTGATCAGCTTCTCCGCTGCGAGCTGTGCCGAGCATTCAATTAGGCATGACCGGTAGGCTTCCGGGTTCTCCATTCGAAAGTCTTGGTTGTCTAGGGCTTTACGCCAGAGCTCAATCCGGAGCGCCTTGGCCGCTTCAAAATTCATGGATGGGTTCGCTTGCTTGTACTGTTTGTATATACAGTAATTCAGGCGAGAGGATTCCAGCGAGCAGCAGGCGACGAGCAGCGCTATTTCACTCAGGGGTCATCAATACGGCGAGGGTCATCTTGATGAACTCCTCGTTCTTATCGATCGTATCCAGAGCCCCACGCACGTTATCGGCGACGTCGGCTGAGCCCCGGGCTTCCACCCAGTTGGATAGTTCAATGATGGCCGCCTCAAGGGCGAGCTGGTTTTCGTTGATCTTGAAAAGCAGGGAGGGAAGAAGGTCAGAGTTTGGCAT